CGGTGCGTCGCTCGCGGCCGGGAGCGACGGAGCGGGCGGCGGATCGTCGTCGGGAGCTCCCGGCGACGGGCGCGCGGCGATGTCGACCTCCGTCTCGGCGCTCCACCCTTCAGGGCGGAACCGGGAGCGGGCGACCTCTTCGGGAGTGAGCACACCGTTCTGGAGGTACACCGCGTCGGTGTCGGCGACGGTCTTGCGCAGCGTCGCGCGCTCGCTCTCGGTGGGCTGCCAGAGGGGCGGGAACTCCACCGACCAGCCCTCCGGCTCCTTCGCGCTCGTGGGGCCCTCCTGCGAGAGCAGCACCAGGCGCACGATCCTCTCGACCGCGGGCTTCAGGATCGTCTCGCGCTCTGCGTCGATGCTGTCGTACCACGCGCGGGTGTCGGCCTCGCCGGTGGCGTTGAGGCCCGCGGGCTCGCGCCCCAGGAGGATGGAGACGGGCATCTCCAGCGCGCCCGCGAGGCGCAGCGAGTAGCGGTCGAGGAGGTCGGGCAGGCCCGTGAGCGCGCCCACCTCGACGCGCTCATACGCCTCGCCCTCTGCGTCGAGGAGGATGCTACGCGCGACGGAGCGGGCGAGGTCCATGGCCTCCATGCGCTTCTTGAGCAGGCCGTCCGGGTCGCTCGCGACCATGGACATGAGGTCCTTCATCTTGAACACGCCAATGCTGCTCTGCTGCACGAGGTCGTTTACCGCCGTGTGCGCGCCGTTCCACTCGACGAGGAGGTCGTGCGCGCGCTGCAAGTAGCTCTCGCCCCAGCCCTTCAGCGTGATGCGGCGCTGGCGCGTCGTGGGGAGCCCCTCGAAGCGCACGAGTCGGCTGTAATGCACGCGCGACGTGTCCATGCCGCCGCCGCCGCCCACGCGCGTGAGGCGGTAGATGACAGGCTCGCCGAAGCGTTGGCTGAGCGGGTCGAGGTCCCACGTCTCGGGCCACACCTCGCGCGACGTCACCGACGTGGCGAAGAGCACCCGGCGGAGCGCGCGCGGGTCGATCGGCTCCGACGCGTCGCGCCCGTCGTCGCACCCGAGCAGCACCGCGCCGCCACCGAACACGCGCGCCCAGGTCCACGCCTCGCGCAGCCGCGGGGTGATGTGCAGTGCGGTGATGGCGCGCTGCACGCGCGTCTCGAGCTCGGTGTCGCCGACCTTCACCTTGAAGCCGCGACGGAGCGCGTGCTTCGGGACCGCCTCCGCGATGCGCGCCGCGTAGGCGTCGGAGTGATACAGCTCCTCGAGCATCCCTTCGCCGAGCCTGTCGGCCCCCTGGTAGCTGTACGAGCCGCGCCCGCGCCCGCCCAGCACGGTGCCCACGCCCGTGAGCACGTTCGCCCAGCCGTCAACGCGCTCGACGGCGCGCTCGATCATGTTCCTGAAGCCCATCGTCTACTTGCTCCCTGCGAATGCGGCCCTGAGCCGCGCTGCGTACGACCCGGAGGTCGCGTTGAGGTGCTGCGTCATGCCGTCCACCTGGTCGTCGCTCTCGCCCTTCGGGAACGTCACCGCCTCGTGCACGAAGGCTGAGACCCACGGCGCGCCCTTGCGCCCGTCGTCGTAGCGGGCGTGCGTCTCGTCGGGGACGTACACGGCTCCGCCGGCGACGACGCCCTGGCACGCGTTGGCGCGCGCCTCCTTGCCGCCGTCGGGCTCGACCTCGACGACGCCGGTGATCTCGGTGCGGAGGCTCTCGATGATCGCGGGGCCGTTGGCCTTGTTCTCGATGCGCGTAGTGCGGACCTTCGGCCACTGCGCGCGCATGGCCTTGATCGCGGCGACGGTGGCCGCGAAGCCCATGCGCTCGCGGCGCTGGTCGACGAGGTAGTGCCGCGGCCCGTCGTCGCACCACACCTGGATCACCACGTAGCTGCCGTCGCTCGTGGCCTTGAACGTCGCATCGACCTCCATCGACCACGTGCCGCCCGCGGGCAGCTCGGTCCAACGGCGGAACCATTCGGCACGGAACACGCTGCCGCCCGCGGGAACCGGCCGCTGCTGAAGCTGCGCGGCTGCGCGCGATGGCCCCAACGTCGTCTCCATGCGCACCACGGCCTCTTCGGGCGTGCGATCGGGGCAGATCAACTCGCCGTCGGTGGTGCGCGGGTCGTGTGGCCAGCGGTACGGGTGCGCGCGGTCGAAGCGCATCGGGAGGCAGAGCTCGACGGCGCCCGCGCGCCGGAACTCAGCGGTGAGATCGCGCTCGTGGAGGCGCTGCATGATGAGCACGCGCGCGCTGGTCTTGTGGTCGCGAAACCGCGTCGGCATGGTGCCTGTCCACCATTCGAGGCAGGCTTCGAGCTCGGTGGCCGACGCCGCGCCCATCGGGTCGAGCGGGTCGTCGACGAGGGCCGTGTCGCAGTGCTGCCCCGTCACGCTCCCGCGCGTCGTGGTGCTGTAGCGCATCCCGCCAGCCGTCGTGTAGTACGACGAGACGGCCTTCGATGCGCTGGCGTCGGTGGGGAGCTTCACCTTCGGCCACCGCGCCGCGAACCAGTCGCCCGTGACGAGCGTGCGGGCCTTGCGCGCGTCGCGCAACACCACCTCGTCGGAGTAGCTCGCGACGATCCATCGGTGCGTCGGGTCGAGCGTCCACACCCACGCGGGCCACAGCACCGACGCGATGAGGCTCTTGCTGCACCCGGGCGGGAGGTTCACTGCAAGGTCGCGCACCTCGCGACGGGTCACGGCGTCGAGGTGTTCGCAGAGGGCGTCGATGTGCCACCCGGGCACCAGGCGCTGCGGCTCGACCTGGGGCCACGCGAGCCGGACGAACGCTCGCAGCCCGCCGCGTCGCACGAGCTCGCGGTCGAGGTCGACGCGGGTGACGTTCACGGCGCCCCGGCCTTCTCGAGGATGCGCTCGAGCTCGGCGAGCTCGTCGGCGGTGAGCTTCGACAGGTCCGGGCCGGCGGCGGGCGCCTGCACCAGCACCTCCGCGCGCGGCACCCCCACGCGGTCGAGTAGGGTGCGCGCCGCGAGCGACGCCACAGCGGGGTCGGGGTCGTCGAGTTGAGCCAAGAGCACGTCGGCGGCGCGCACTGCGCCGTCGCGCAGCTTCGACCGCGCGGCGGCGACGGCGTCGGCGTAGCTCTCGGCGCGCTTCTCGACGGCCACCGCGACGATGTCGGCGGCGCTGTGGTTCTTCCACTCGCTCACGGTCTGCCGCGAGAGTCCCAGGCGCCGCGCGACCTCGGCGACCGCGAACCCCTCGGCGAGCAGCCTCGCGGCCTCCGCGCGCGCCGCCGCACCACCGACGGGGCGACGTCGCTTCGCGTCGGGTGACGTCGCACGTCGGGTCACGCTGCGCCCTCCAGCGCCGCCGCCATGACGGCGCGCACCTGGGGGCTACGCGCGATCCACAGCGCGATCACCCGCTCGAGCGACGTTGGGGGGCCGGGCTTTGCGGCGGGAGGGAGGTCGATGCCGCACTGCGCGAGCTTCCGGTAGCAGCACCGGCACAGGTCACGTCGGAACACCTTCGATCCACCACAGAGGCCGCAGGGCTTCGGTTCTGCCATGTGCCGCATTGTGCCGAATCTCTGGCACATGGCACAAGAACCGCACCGCGCCAACCGTCGCGACCCGAATGATTCTCGCGAAAAGCCGCAAAACGCGGGCTTTCTTCTATCTCTCTCTTCTATTCGGGTCGATTCGGGTCGAGAGACACGACCCTAATGATGAGCTTGTTTTCAAGGTGTTTTCTTCATTCGGGTCGTCGGGTCGGGCTGCTCGGTGTTTCCCTTCACGCGCGCAGAAAAAAGATTTACGCCGCCACCACGAGCGGGAAGTCGCTTCCGTTCTGTTGGCCACCCATTGGGGTCGCGAACAGAAGGGCACTGCCTGGGAGGGAAAGGAACCCCCTCACCTCCCAGGCGGTGCCTTTCGCTTTTCGAAGCCCCGTGGCCACCGAGCGGAAAAGAAGCTCGCCGCCGACGGCCAGCGTCTTGAGCGCCGCCCTCGCCCTCGCCGTGTCGTCGGCCAGCGCCGTACGCAGGTCCGTCACCTCGGCCCGCAGTTGCGCTTCGACGTCGGCCCACGTGGGGGCCACAGGGCGTGCCGCAGCGTCGAGCACGGCCAGACGGGCACGGGCCGCAGACAGCGACGCCTCCCGGGCCTGCAGCGCCGACAGGATCGCCTCTCCGCCCTGAGAGGCGTAGGCGTCGGCGAGGCGGGCGCTCTCGCCCACCAGGCGCCGCACCGACGCCACGAGCTGGGCGCGCTCGACGTCGGGGCCAGGGTCGCCGGCCTCGATGTGAGCCCGCACCCCCTCGAGCACCGCGTCGACGACCACGGGCGAGAGCATCGCACGCACCCGCTCGAGCACCGCAGCGTCGACGAGCTCGACGCGCCGACGGGTCGACACCGGGCACGCCGCCGCCCCGCTGTCGTGGTGTCGCCCGCAGACGTAGAGGCGCACCATCGTCTTGCCGCTCTTGCCCGTCGATGCCCGGATGGGCCCGCCGCACGCCTCGCAGCGCCCAAGGCCCGTGAGCAGGTACGCGGGCTCGCGGCCGTAGCGCTTCGTGTGTGTGCCGGCCGTGGCCACCACACGGGCCTGGGCCCTCTGCCACAGGTCCGCCGACACGATAGCTAGCTCAGGCCGTTCCACGCGAATGCGCTCAGCGACGGGGCGCTCGATGGTGCGTCGGGTGCCGCCCCGGTATTCAGCGCCGACGCGCCCCCATTCGAGCACCCCGGCGTAGCGCTCCCGACGGAGCATCGCGTGGATTCCACCCGGCGCCCACGGGCGCCCCGGCCTCGGACCGGGCACCATTCGCGCGTTCAGTGCCTTGGCGATTCCCCTGATCCCTTGACCAGTGGCGTGGCGTTCGAAGATCTCGCACACCACCGCGGCCTCTTCGGGAACGACGACATAGTGCACCCCGTCGGGTCCCCGCTCGTTGCGGTAGCCGTAGACGCGGCCCCCGACGTTGAGACCCTTGCGGGCCCGGTGCTCAAGGTGCTCCCGCACACGGCCGGTGATCTTCAGCCGCTCCGTCTCGCTCGCGTAGAGCTTCACGGCGCTGATGAGCTTCGCCGTCGGGTCGTCGAACGACACCCGCTCCGAGCTGGCGTAGTACCAGACCGCGACGCCTCCATCGTGCAGGTCTTGGAGCACCATGCCGGTGCGGTACATGTCGCCGCCGAGGCGGCTGTCATCGCGCATCACCAGCGCTTCGAACAGCCCATCGGCTGCACCGGCGAGGAGCTTCCCCAGCGCCGGGCGGTTGACGAACTCGGCCCGACTCACGCCGTCTTCGAGGTAGGTCGCCACCACCTCCCAGCCCCGCGCAGCGCACCAGCGCCGGGCCTCTTCGACCTGGACGTCGAGGCTAGCGGCCTGGTGCTCCGTGGTGCTCCGTCGGGCGTAGATGGCGGTTCTCATCGGGTGTCGGTTCCTTGGGTGCGCTGGCGTTCGAGGCGGGCGACGAAGAGACTCACGAGGGCGTCGACGAAGGGAAGCATCTCCGGTGGCACCCTCTCCCGCGCCGTGAGGGGGCGCACCAGACGGAGCTTCGGTGTGTCACCCATGACACCCCTCCACCCCACCACGAGATTTTTTATTTTCTCCCCCTACATACGTGTATGCGAAAAACCACGACCCCCGACCCGAATGACCATAACCCCGCGAAACCACAGGGAAACCATCGGGTCGCGACACCCGACCCGACCCGACCCGAATGAACCGAAACGCGAGGTAAATCGCGGCTTTCATTCGGGTCGTGCCGCACCGCGTCACACGAGGCCCGACCCGAATGAAGCGCGTCATTGCGACCAGCGTGCGCGACTCACCCACGGTGCACCCCGAGGATCGCCGCCATCGCGCGGGCGATGCGCTCCCGGGCGACGCGCACGCGTTCCCTCGCGGCGGCGCGCTCGGGCGTGTTCGCGCGAGTCCACTGCACGTCGTTGCGCACGCGGTTGTAGGCCAGCCGCGCGCGGTTGAGCTCGCGGTGCATGGTGGCGCTCACCACGGGGGCCCGGTCACCCATGACGCACCTCGAGGTCAATCCAGTCCTCGAAGCGCGCGCCGTCGAAGTCGACCACGCGGCCCCAATCGTCGAGCATCCCAGCCTCGTCGGCGGCCTCGCGGTCGACCTGGAGGCTCAGGTACTGCGCGTAGGCCGCGGCCGAGACGGCGCCAGACGCCCCGCCCCACGGCACCAACGCGAGCTCGGCGCAGATGGTGACCGGCTCGCGCTCGCTCACGACCCGCCTCCCGTGAGCCCCAGCGCCGCCGCTGGCACCTCGAAGCCCTCGACGTCGGTGCTGCCCCA